ATGAAAAAAGTATTTTTAGGTGGTTTGCCTAGATGGAATAAGGGTGGAAAAGGAAAAGAAGGTAGCATTAATTGGAAAGGAAGCATTGGAAGCAAGGTTAAAGGAGTTTATGATGATATAAAATTTGATGTAAAAATTGTTAATTATCATAAAGGTTATTTAAAAATAAAATATTTGAATAATAAACCATTTAGGATAAATGCAATTCATTTTAAAAATTGTCATTTAGGAAAATTATTAGAAAAAATAACTGATGAATTTAAAATAGAAATAGGAAAAAGATTTAAAGATAACTACAGAGATATAACTATAGTAAATAGAGAACATAGAGAATATAAAAGAGAAAAAAGTATAGAAAACAGAAAGTGGTATCAGTACAAATGTAATAATTGTGGGTTTTGTGATAATAGAAGCTGGATAGAAGAAAATCATCTTATGAATAGAAATACTAGATGTTTGGTATGTGGAGATAAAGCACATATTGTAATAGAAGACATAAATTCAATAGTAGCAAATAAGGAAACACATTGGATGATACCATATTTTCAAGGAGGGTATGATGAAGCTAAATTATATAGTAAATGTACTGAAAAAAAGATAGTTCCTGTTTGTCCTGAATGCGGTCGTGTAAGCACTAAAGAAGTAGGCATATGTAATATATATCTAAATCATTCAATAGGTTGTAATTGTTCAGATGGAAAATCATTTCCGGAAAAATTTCTATTTATAATGCTTGAAAAATTAGTTGATAAAAATTTTGAAACTCAAAAAATTTTTGATTGGTCTAAAAATATAAAACATGATAACCCTAAGCTAAAAGGTAATAAATTATATGATTTTTACTTTGAATTAAATAGTGAAGGTTATATTTTGGAAACACACGGATTACAGCATTATGAAGATTGTTTTTCATATTATGGTAAAAAATCAAAAACACTTGAAGAAGAACAAGAAAACGATAAAATAAAAGAAAATTTAGCTTTAAAAAATGGTATAAAAAAAGAAAATTATATAATTTTAGATTGCAGAAAATCAGAATTAGAATGGATTAGAAACTCAATTATTAATAGCAAGTTAAATGAATTATTTGATTTATCGAGTATTGATTGGAAACAATGTTGTGAATTCGCCTTAAAGTCATTAGTAAAAATGGTTTGTGAAATTAAAAGAGATAATCCCAATTTAACTTCTACAGAAATAAGTAATATGTTCAAACTAAGTAAAACAACAGTAAAAAAATATTTATCAAAAGGTTCAAAAATATGGAATTGGGTTCATTATGATCCAAAGGAAGAAATGAAAAAATCTGGAGTGAAATGTGCAAAATTAAAATGTAAAGAAGTAGAAATATTTAAAGATGAAATTAGTTTGGGAAAATTTGAAAGTTGTACTAAATTAGAAGAAAAATCTGAAAAAGTATTTGGAATCAAGTTAGCTCAATCAAGAATTTCAGATATATGTAATCCAAAATCTAAAAGATATCAAACATTGTATAAAGGGTTTACATTTAAATATCATTAATATTTAATTTGTATTAAGACATATCTTAGTATGGCAATTATGGTTTGATGATAGGGGAGTTTACGCAAGTAGTTTTCCTATTTATTTTTGTCTAAAATAAATTAAATTTTCGCAAAAGTTCAAATTATTTAACAGTAAATAGAGGATTTTCCTTTAATTTGTAGAATACTTACAAAAGAAGGGAGATGAGATTATGGGTGATGACACTACAATAAAAGAACCATTGGATGGTAAAAGAATTAATATACATGAACCATACGAAGTTAATTATTGGTGTAAAAAATTTGGTTGTACTAAAAAAGAATTAGAAGAAGCTGTAGCAGCAGTTGGTACATCATCAAAAAAAGTTGAGGAACATTTAAAAAACAACAAATAATGTTCTGAAAGATTTTTTTAAAATATATTTATCTTATTGATAGTAAATGTTTTTATAATTGACAGAAAAATTATGAGAATATGAGAAAAGGATAAATATAATATAAAAGGCAGCAGGATTATTTTTCCTCTGCCTTTTTATTAATTTCTGTATCTTTAGTTATTTCTAATATATCAGATATATCACATTCTAAAACATCGCAGATTTTTTCAAGGCTATCGAATTTGATACTATTGGTTTGGTTCTTAACTAGTTTACCCAAATTATATTGAGTTATATTAGCTTCTTTACCAAGCCAATAAACAGTTTTATTTTTTTGGGATAATATTTTATCTATATTAACACGAATCATTTTATACACTCCTCATATAGTACTTATGCATATATTATATGTTAATAGATACTATATGTCAATATATATAGTTAAAAATATCAAAAAACTTTACTATTGTATGTTGACATATAATATATGTTGATATATAATAAAATTATAGCTTATACGAATAATTTTTGAAAGAGGGTGGCTACCTTAATATGACTAATGGGGGGTGTGGAAGTGAAAGAGTTAACATTAAATTTATTTAAAGAAGATATAATTGAACTAACAAAACAAAATATAGATTTAATACGTTCATGGCATTTTAATAATTTAGATTATATTAGAGGAAATGTAGAGGAAATTAAAGAATCGTTTCAAAAAGTTGCAATATATTATATGCACACTTTAATTTGCAAAAATAGTAATGAATTCAATGTTTATGCTTCTTCAGAAGAAGGTAAATGGATGTATTTGTATGGGTTCTATTTCGATTTTGAAAAAGCAAAAAAGGACATAATAATTAATAATAAGATACCATCAATAGAAATTTTTTATATAGAGGATAGACAAAAAAATAATATAAATACAGTGCCTGTAAATAAAAGAAAAGAAGTAGAACAGTGGATGGACAAGACATATCTATAATGATGTTCATTAACGAATATATGTCACTTAATCAAGAGTACGTCATAAAGCAAACTAAAACTCATATTAAAAAAGTTCAATCTAAAAAGAACAAAAGAGCTGGTAAAAAACCCAAGATAAAACTTATAAAGCAAAACATAATAAGACTAAATACAGATCATATTCCAGAACTTACAGAAGAAGAAAAAAGAGAATATGAACGGCATACCTTTGGTTGGACAGTACGAGGGCATTGGAGAGAATATCAAAGTGGTAAGAAGGTTTGGATTAAACCACAAGTAAGAGGGGACAAGGATAATGTAGAAGGCAAAATTTATGAAATCTAAGGTAATAATTAAATTTATTATAAATAAAAAGTACCTAACCCGAAGGAAAGATACTCTAACTCAACAATTAGATTATACACCTCCAATTGGGTAAAGTCTATAAAATTTTAAGGTGGAGGGAGAAGAATGAATATAAAAATCCTAAAACAATTCATTAAATATGCAAATACACTTGGAATAGAGCTAACAGCAGAGAATCTAAAACAATTCAAAAGAATCAAGGGGGGATTCAGTTAATGAGTAAAAATGCAAATATACAAGTAAAAAGTGATTTGAAAATTGTATGTTTAGACGAAATGGTAGATATGTTAAATGAGGTATCATTAAGCGATGTAGGAAGCATCACAATAGAAAGTAAAGGTATGATAGATTTTGGTATGAGAATCTATTCCAAAGATAGAGGTAACGAATGGGAAGTTGTTGTTAATTCTAAGACAATAGATGAAATGTTATATGAACAATTTATCATACTTGATTATGCACTTGCTGAAGATCCTTTTAGTTTCGATACTTTGGAGATTATTGGAGATATTATTTGGGACGAGTCTACAAATGAATTTAAGATATCTTTTGGATTGAATCTAGAAATTGTTATATCAGTCTATGATTACATTTTTGAAGAGGATGATGAAGTGGAAGAATTGGAGGAAGATAATGAATAAAGTAGAGGATTGGTTACAAAAAAATTCTATAAAGAAAAATGAAAATTATATTATAGAAGCTTTAGAAGGCAATGATATTAAAAATTATAATATTACACAAAATGGGTATGGGGACTATGATGTTATTCTAAAAATTATGAATAAAAAATATAAGATTCAAATAGATGAACAAGCTTTTGGTTATAATTTATTAGAATTTAATTTAGCTAATAATTATAACCAAAAAGAAAGATATCATTTAGTTAAAAGTTTTGATGGTGATAATATAATTTCTGAAGTACTAAGGTATATTAAAAATAGGAATAGTTACAGATTATTAAATTAGTCTTAGAGATAGATTGAAAACTAATCAGAAAAAATTCTAACAAATTACTTGACATTTGTTAGATAAAATTGTATTATAAATTTGTAAGATACATCTAACAAATGTCAGATAATTATGGAGGAATAAAATTGATTGGTTTGAGTTATATAAGGGAATTGTACAATTTATCTATGCAAGACCTAGCTGATAAGCTTTCAATAAGTCGCCAAGTTGTTCATCAATGGGAAAGTAAAAAGGTGCGTGTAGCTGATAAAAGAATAAAGCAAATATCACAAATGTTCAATATGTCAGAGAAGTATATAGGTAATGATGTTACTGAAATTGATAAATTAGAAATGCAGAGAATTAAATTGCAAAATGAAATTAAGGATTATGAATTTAAATATGAAGACACAGTAACAGACCCAGATACAGGGGAAGAAATAACAATAATGCAAACTGGAGTAGATGAAGGCGCAATGTTTGACCTTTATTTAAATACTTATCAGATTAATGAAAAGAAGTTGTTAACTAATATAAAAAATTCATTAGACCAGTGTTTTATAAGAGGAGAAGAATATGAAGATTGTATGGATCATGGATTAGGTGAAGCAGGAGAATTATTAGAACTATATGAAAGGTTATTTCAATTGGTTAATAACCCAAAAGTTTATAAGAACACGTTAAAAGAAATAATTATGGCTTTTAATGTTGCCTATGGAAAAACCATTACTAGCGACAAATTCATTAGAAAGATTGCAAAAGCTATAAAGGATCATGATGAAGAAAATAGAAGAGAATGGGGTGAATTTGATGATGAATACAAAAATAGTAAAGACTAAAGACAAATAAAAAATTATTTTTAAATCCTCTTGACAGTGACAAGAAAAGGTATTAATATAATACTTGACGGTGACAAGAAAAGATAGGAATTGAGGTGAAACTAATTCAGTGATAGGTCTAGAGTATGCGTTAGGGGTTTATGGTATACAACATTCAGAACTAGCAGCAAGATTAGGAATACAAAGGCAAAATATAAATCAATGGATCAAGTGTAAATCTAAAATACCAAAGAAATATTTCCCTGTATTATCAGATATGTTTGGAATTTCTATAGAGTATTTACAAAAAGAATTAGATGACATAGATAAGCTAGTGATTCAAAAAGAAAAGTTAATGAAAGAATTAAAGCCTGAAATTGTAAAATATGATATGGATTATAATTTTGAAGAACGAGATGTAGTACAAGTTCCAATTTATAGCATTGATAAAGAAATAAAGAGTTTAGATAAAGAAATAAAAAAAATAAAAATTATAGATGAATTCAAAAATATAATTAATTCATCAAAAGAAGATTATGAATTGGATAAATTTATTCTGCTACTAAAATTGTTTAAATCTGAAAAAGTTAATAAACATATCGTTGAAGATACAATAGAAGCAATATGTCATTACTATGATATAGTACCTGAGTGGGTATTGATTAGTAGTAGCGAAGATTTACATGGAGCTAAAGATTACATGGATGATATAGCAGAGGTAATAAAGAAGTATTATAAATAATATTTAAAAAATAATTATATATACATTAATTGAAAGGTGGTGAGGGCTTATAGAAACAAAAAAATAAAAAGACATAGGAATAACACCTATATCTTCAAATAAATATGTAATTGTAAATGTAGAGTAAGTCGGCAAACTTATCTTCTACTATGTAATTTAAACTTAATTATATTATACACAATTAATTAAATTTTAACCACTAATTTTATTGAAAAAATATTAAAAATAAATTTAAGGAGGAACATATATTATGGAAACAACAACTACAAATGTAAATGCAAACAAAGGGGTAATCACAGAAGGAGCTAACACAAAAGAAGAAGGAATTAGAATTACGTGTATCGACTTAGGAAACATGAATATTAAATACATTGGTCAATCAGGGAAAGGTGATTTTAGTAGTAAGATTAGTACTGATTATAAGGCATATGAAGAAGGTTATCAAAGGATTCAGCAGGATGATAAAATAACTTATATCGGTATAGGAAGTCTCTCACGAGAATTTAATAAAGTGGATAGAGATTATACAAGTCAACTTTTATATGCATTAGCTAAAGCAAACAATGACATAGATATTATCGAAACTAATTTAACTTTACTGCTTCCAGCTGGACAGATGGATAATAAGGGGAAAATTATAGAGATGCTAAAAGGTAAGGAGTTCAATTTTAAATTTAATGGAGTTGATAAAATGGTTAAGGTACATAAAATCATGGTACTACCTGAGGGGTATGCTTCATTTTATTCATTAAGTGAAGAAGACAAGGATAAGGATATTTGTATTTTGGACTTGGGATCACGTACAATCAACATATGCTGCATGATAAATGGAGAAATTGAAACATTAACAACAGTAAAATATGGTTCTTTTGACTTTTATACAAAAATAAAGAATTTGGAGAAGGGTGAAGATTACAAAGAAGAAGATATTCCAAGACTTATTAAAAATGGAACAATTAAGGTAATTGAAAAATCTTATAAGGAATTTAGGGACGATATATTAAATTATATTAAGCCTTATGTAAACATTAAAACTTATCAAAAAATAGTGTTAACAGGAGGAACTTCATTAATGTTGGAAAAAGAATTGGATGGTAAAGTTCTAAAAGTAGATTATGAAGTTAATGAAGATGCTTTAAATTCTAATATTAAAGGAGCTTATGAAGCTAGTAAAATCATGTGGGAAGTGGCGTAACGATGGCAATCAGCACTAGTAGCAAAAGGATACAGCTTACTTTAAATAAAGACAAGGAAAAGGAGAAGGTAGTCTTGGATTACCTTGCCAATTCCTTTAATGAAACACAGGAGATTAAAAGAATCCTATTTGAATACATTGTAAATCAAAGTGGTGTTAATGCAGTTGCTAAACCTAAAAGTAAGAAGAGGTTACCTAAAGAGAATAAAAGTAAATCAAAAGCAATCAAAAATACTGATAGTAATACACAAGTAGTAATAGTGAATGAAAGTGATAAAAAGTTACTCACTAATAGTACCAATGATACAAAGGTAGTAGAAGAACATCAAACTAACTCGAGGTTAGTAGAAGTTAACTCTGAAATTAATAAAGAGGAAATTGCAGAACAGAAAAAATTAAAAACTCAAATGCAATTACAGCAATTTGAGGGGTAGGATATTTATATGTTTTATACTTTACTTCTATTCTGTACACCTCACAAATGGTTTGAAATGACGACTTGAAATGGTCGTGCAGCTTAATTGTATAGCTCAAGTGATATTGAATAAGAGACTAGCTTATGGAATACAAAAACAAGCAGCAACAGATACAATATAAAATAATTAGAAGGGTAAAGGTGAAAACTATGGAGATTTTAAGATATAGAGAGTGGAGCTTATGGAGAAAGAAAAGATAGTTATTTAGTAGATTCTTATACAGAGACAATAGAAATGATAGATTTTATCAAAAATAGATATATACTCAAAGAAGCTATATAAATTTCCACACATTCACCTTATAAACGGGGTGGTTATAGGATTTATAATAACACAATAGGAGAAGAGATATTTAAAATTAAAGATGCGTCAAATTGATGAGGTTAAAAGGTCACCAATAATTGACCTTAACCGTTGATATGACTGAATTTGAAAACTTTCCAAATGAAAGGAGGGAGAATGTTGAGTGAACAAGAAATAAGAAATGAAACAATTAACTATGTAGAACAGCATGGTATCAAATATGTATACCTTGCAACAAAAATTGGTGTACACAAAAGTACATTGTGCCATTTTTTAAAAAATGATCGTAAAGTAGCTAATAAAGTTAAAATTGGATTAGAACAATTTTTAAGCAAACCCTCAAACTAATTTCAAGAAACACAAATAAACTATGCAAATACGAGATTTTCAAACATAGTTTTAGTAGAATGCCTATTAAGGCAAAATATAACATTATTGTAACATTGATATACAATGCCAAAAATAATACACTTATAGTTGGTAGCCAAAAACTAAGGGGGTATTCCAGTATCCACTTAGAATATTAATATGATTACCATATTTTTTAATTAGTATACCCTGATCTTTGAAAATTAAACATAAATCAAAATTCAAAATTAAAAACAAAGAAAGGGTGAATTGAATTTTTTTATATATCTTATATTAACATGATTTATGAAAAAAGTAAATAGTATTTTTGAGAAGAGAGGTGATTTTAAAAGAAAAACCTTGTATTTCAAATATAAATTTAAAATACAAGGTTTTTTGAGACTACGATTATTAGGTAATAAAACTTTATTAAAAATTTATTAAAAACAAATTTTAAGGAGGAAAACAACTATGAAAAAAGGACGTACAAATGTACAAATTTATACTTATTGCAATGAAAGGTGGGCTTTTTATAAAAAGATTGATGGTGGATATTATCCATCTAAACATGATTCAGTTGTATTAGAGGAAGTAGCGAAAAAGTTCAACATAACACCAGAAAAGGCAGAAAAAATATATAGAAAAATAGTTGCAACAAAAACTGTTAAACAATGTAAAGGTCTTACTAATAAAGAAAAGGATAAATTACTTGAAGATATAGTAAGAGATAATAAAGAAACGCCTTGGGGACAAGGAATAGCTTAAAGTAAAAATAGATTTAAAACTAAATATTCTACTAGAGTTAGTTCTCTAGTAGAATAAATTCAAAATTATTTAAGAAAGATCAATGATAAAATTAAAAGCTGATTATGATTTTATAGGATATACACTTTAAAATGTAATATTATACCTTACGGATATATCCTATAAAATCTATGCTATTTTAGAATTTAAAGTTTATAACCTATAGTGTGTATTAAACTAACAGTTATATCCTATAGTGTGTATTAAACTAACGGTTAAATCCTATATAACACAGTGAATAAAGATAATAAATATAGATAGAAGATAAGAAATAATTAATAAAGATAAAAAACAATTAATAAAGATATGATACTAAGTTGCAATTAAAAAATTGCATCTTATCATACACACATTCTTTTTTTCTTTTCTTTCATTTATTGGATAGATATTTTTAAAACCAAAATAAAACAAATTAAGGAGATTGATAATTTATGGAGAATACAGTTAAAGAATTACCTAAAGAAGATGTACATGAATTAAACCTAAAGGAAGATAGTTTTGTAAAATTACCTAATGAATCTTATGACAATGTAGAAATAACAACAGATGCTTTTATAATATATACCTTGTTATATAGAACTTATTTAGGACATAAAGGATTAGCTATTACATCTTATGATATGTTATGTGAGTATTTACATGTGGATGCCAACCATAATGATAATATTACAAATGATATAACTGATGCTATAGTTTGTTTAATTAATAAAGGTTATATAAAAAATGTTTATGACCTTCATTACAATAAATTGGAACTATTAAAACAAGAAAAAGCTAATGATGATTTAATTAATGAAAATATGATAGAAGAATTCATTAAAAGTAAACATATGAGTTTTTATACTGAAATGGAATTTCCGCCCGATGATTTTTGGTTTAAAGTTAAAGATAAGGATTTAGAATTAATATTTGATTATTTAACTATTAATAAGATAAGAGTAGATAAATTTGCTATTGCTCGATATTACATAGCATGCTGTAGAGTTAGACATTCAGAATCAGAATTTGGGTATTTAACTCAATCAAAATTAAAACAAATAATAACAGATAGTAGAACTGTTCAGAGATATAATAAAATATTACAAGATGATTTACATTTAATAAGATATAATAATGATTATTTAACTCAGGAAAAACATTATTGTACTACATTTATAGGATTTTGGGAAAATGAAGAAAATTTTAAATTACAATTAGAATGTCAAATAGCTGAAAAGAAATTAATACATACTGATAAAGTAAAATCTAATAAGAAACGTTCTACTAAAGCTAAAATTAACAATGTTGAAAAGAAAATTAATGAAACTGAATTAGAAAAAGAAAATAGAGAATTAAAAGAAGAAATGGAATTATTGAAACAACAATATGCAAAGCAAAATACATATGTTCCAAAAGAAGGATTTGATGACAAAGATACTAATGAACATGATAAAAAAGATAATGTAATAGATTATGATTATTTAAAAGAAAATTCTATTCCAGTAATTAACAAGTCTAAACCTAAAGGTAAAATCGGAAAGAGTGGACTTAAAACAGATAAAAATTTTGAATCAGAAACATATAAGAAAAATGATGATATTTATAATGATGATTATGATAAAGAGTTTGATAATTTTATACAGAGCATTTAGCTTTTTAATCTAAGAGGAAGATTTAATCATAATATTTAAAATTAAGGGGGATATAATACATATGGAAAATTTAGCATCTAACATAATACAAATAGAAGGTAAGGACATCCTTAATTGTGGAGTAAAAGGATTAAAAATAAAAGATAACAAGAAAAAATTTAAAGCAACGATTGATTATAGTTTAGAGTGTATTCAATTGGATAAGGTTGCAAAAGCAGTATATAAAGATCAGCCAAAAAAACAAAATATATTTTATATGATAAATGGGAAACAATATACAGATGCAGTTATTAGTGTAACATTTAAATATGCTGTAAAAGAGTTCTCAGAAAAATATATCAAAAAAGATAAGATTAATAAATATTTTGTTAAATATGAAGAAATTGATAATATTGAATTAGAAAAAATTGAATTTGATGAAAATGGAGAGTATCACAATGATAAAGGTGAATTAGTTGCATTTAAAGCTTCTAAAGATACTAAAGATATTGATAAATTATGTGGCAGCACTTTAAAATCTGCTAAAGATATAAGAGAAAATTTGTATGAAAATGGATTTAAATTTAATGGTAATAAGATGGTTAGGTTTATGAGATCTAGTGGTTCGAGTAGAGTAGGTAAATGTTTATTTATAAGAGAAGATTTATATAATGATATTATAAAATGGAGTATGATGGGATTAACATTTGCTAAAGATGAAAAGATAAATTTAGCAGGACTAGAAGCATACATAGCACTTATAACCAGTTCAATTATAGACACTATACATATAGATCCAAAAAATATTCTTCTTATTAAAGATGAAGAAAGTACATTTAATGATACTGCTATAGTTACTGAAATGGAAAATATAAACAATAAAGATAGACTTGTTACAAAGGAAAAACCAGTTGAAATAACTAATAAAATCTGGGATGGGCAATCACTCCTAGATTCTAGCGTTTTTAAACAATGGAAACATGCAAATAGAGATTTAAAAGATCTAATAAAACCAGTACATTTTAAATGCAATACTAAAATAGATATGAAAAAATATAATAAAAATAACTATTCAGATAAAGGATTTCTGTTATTGCGTAACAGAATGACCAAAACAGCGTGCTTTAACACTAATATTCAGGGTTTCTTTAAGGATAATAACATAACATCTTTAGAACAATTAAATTATATTGGTACTGGAGCAGAAAAAATTGAAGATATTCTTATGATTACAACTCCAAGTAGTATTAAGTATTTAAAATTTAATGATAATTTTATGGATTACATAAAGGAATTAGAATCAACTTGGGGAGTAGTAAAATACGACAAGCCTACGCACTACTTTGATGGAGAAATGGTACAATGCCATTACCAGCTTTTAAATACATTAAATATGGATAAAACAGCAATACAGAATTTTCTACAACCTTCATTTGATTATTTAAAATTATTAAAAACTGATATCAATGTATTTAGACAACATTTAAAAATGAAATTAGGAGATACATTAGAAGAAAGAGAGTTAAATAATACAAATGATTTAATGTTTTCTTTGTTAGAAGTTAATAATGATGTAGAAAAGACTAATATATTTCAAAATTTTAGAGATGATGCCATTGATAGTTATATTAAAAATATGAGAAAAGGTCATATTTTGGTTAGAGGAAATTATTCGGTTTTATTTGGAAATGGTCTCGAAATGTTAAAGGCTACTATTAAAGATGAAAAACATCCTATGCATTGGAATAGGGAAAGTAGTGTATTGGTAGGTAATGAAATACATAATACTAATTTTACTAATGAGGAATTATTAGGATGTAGGTCTCCTCATGTTACAATGGGGAATCGTATTTTATTTAAAAATGTTGAATGTAAAGTGTTAAATAAATATTTTAATTTAACAGCTCAAATAGTTTGTGTTAATTCGATTAAAGAAAATTTACTTGAACGTGCTTCATCTGCTGATTTTGATAGTGACCAATTAATCTTAACAAATAATTGCTATTTATTAAGTGCTATGAAGAAAGATTATGATAAATTTTTAGTGCCAACGTCTAAAGTTGAGGCAGATCCAGTTAAAAGGTTGAATACTGCAAAAGAAAAAAGTAAACTTGATTTTGATACCTCTGAAAATCTTATAGGATGGATTATTAATACCTCTCAACAATTAAATTCTAAGTTATGGCATATGATTAATAAAGATAAAAAAGCCATAGATAGTCCAGAAGTTCAAGAACTTTATAGAATAGTATGTCAGTTAGATGTTATGAGTTGTATAGAGATAGATAAAGCAAAAAAAGAATTTACGATTAATAATAAACTAGAATTACAAGAAATTTGTAAAAGATATTTGGATTATGAGTTAGTACATAAAAACACTTATAAAATAGCATCAGACAGGATTATAAGTTCACATGATAAATTTATTGAATTTCAAATCAATAAAAATACTTGTCAGGATTGCAAAAATTTAGGAATAGATTACAAAAAATACAGAGAAGATTATAAGAATCAGTTGTTAGATTATAGAGAAAAATTAAAGGATTATAAAATAGCAAAAGTAAGACCAATGTTTTTCAAATACATAGCAAAAAAAGAAAATAAAAAACAAAAATATTATTATGAAACTTATGAGACTACAATGGACATATTAGAAGAAGTTATAACAGAGAAAATACCAGAAATTAGGACTAAAAGAAATAGTAACAATAATTTAAAACAATTAATACAAGTAATGGATGATATAAAATATGCAGGAGCCGATCGTAAGCAAATACCAGTTATAATAAAAAAAGTTGAAGATCACAATAATGACTGTAAAGCAATATGGGCAAAGGATATGATAGAATCTGAAGAAAAATACACAAAATGTAAGAAAAAACAAAATGAAATTGCTGAATATTATAGAGATAATATTAAAAAAGAAACAATGTATAAAATAATTTATGAGTTATGCCATACTAGTGATTATGACCATATTGCTAGAAAATTAATTACTATATTATTTAAATCTTGCAGCAAAGTATTTTTGGAAATGTTTAATGATAAAAAAGAAGACTTGTCAATTTTGAAAAGACTATATAGAGAACCACAGAAAGGAGAAAAAATAATAAAAATTTATGATATGAATTATATTATTACAAAAAAAGTTCCACACATTGTGCCTACAAATGGCATGGTTGTGTAATTTATAATGGTACTAAAGGATAGAGAGACAAGTTTAGACTTACTCTCTATTAGGATATAGAGATACTAGTTAAAATCTATATTACGTAGAGGATAGTAGTATATCCTCTACTATATATTTTTTGAATTAATTTATATTACAATAACTCAATTTTATTATATCATTAAACATAATGATGTGTCAACAATTTTTAAAAATAAAATAAATTTATAGGAGGAATTATCAACATGAAAAATGAATTGAATGTAAAACAATCACAAAGGGAAACTGGTAATAAAATTAAAGAGGAATTATCAAAATATTTACAAGGTATGAAGGTAAATGTATCTTATACCAATTTAAATTTTAAGTATGGAAAAGGATATACATTTTATATCTATCACAATAAAAATAATTATGATTATAAGAAAATAAATATTAATTATGTAGAAGAAATTGAAATAATGGATTATGTGTTATTTATTTTAGAATGTCTAAACAAAAATGGTAAAAATATAGTGGAGCATATTTCAACAGCAGAAGAAAAATATATAATTGAAATTTTAGAAAACACTGGTGTACATAATATTTATGTTTTTGATGGATATTTATGTGATACTAAAAGTGATAATCAAATAGATTTATCATGCATTGATTCTTTAAACTATGATAGGGTTGAATCTAAAATAGAAATAGTAGTAGATGATGAAGAATTTTTAGTGGATTTAGTACAAGAGGAAATTATATGGACTAATGAGCCTGATTATGATAGAGAAAATTCAGAAACAATTGATAATGATTTCATGTATAAATTATGTGACAAATGGAATAAAATCAAAAATATTTGGGGCATTTTATTATATTCACATGAAGATGAATGCTTGAAAATTAAAGACAATGAAACTGGAAACATAAATGATTTAGTAGGAAAAGATGATATAAACTATGTGAAATTTAATCCTAAAGAAAACAAAATTTACATAGAATATGATGAGGATGAATATGGATTTACAGGATTTGAATTATCAACTATTGGCATTGAATATTAAGAGGTACATTATTTGTATCTCTTTTTTGTGTGTGGATATTAAATAATTTTAGAGGAGGAATTTGATGATAAATTTTAGTAAAGAAGAGTTAAATTACATAAAAAAAGAAATGAAAAAAGTTTTGGATATTTGGGAGCATGGAACTAAAGAAGAATTAAAAAAATACATAGACAAAGAATGTAGTGGGGTGTGTTTGGATACGGTTCTTTTAATTAGTAGAAACGATTGGTTTTTGTTAAATACAGTTAATAAAAATGATTATATTAATAAGAAGATAGTAGATTATTGTTATTATGGTTTAGGCATGTGGGTATGGGTAGACACTTATATGGACACAAAAGAAGAAGTTTTTGAATATATACCTGATGTTACTTACTGTGAATTATTTGAAAAAATTATAGGTGATGATAATGACGTTGAATTGGTAATTTATTAAAAATTAATAATAAATAATTATATAGTTTTATTAGAACGGCTTCAGCTTGAGGTGGTTCTTTTTAGAAATAAATAGATAAAGGAGATAGTGACTATGAAATCCAGAGGAACTTATACGGAATATCCAGATATTAATAAGGTAGAATTTAAGTCTAACAATGGCAGCTCTATAATAGTAGATTGCCAATATATTAATGGACAGGCAGCAATGAGTATAGAAAATACTGAAAAAGTTGCTAGGTGGGCAATTAATAATGGTAATAAATTAGGATATAACCTAATGGAACAAGTTAATAAAGTTAAAATTATTTATAATTTTTAAAATAAACACTAATCCATCTATAGTATAACATAATGTAAATGTAAAGTCAATAAAATATGAAAAAAATATAAAAATTGAAGGAGATACAAAAGATATATGAGTAAAAAGAAAAATATGACAAATGGGGTGTATGCGTGGATCGTAAGTGAAGAAGAAAATGAATTGGTCAGATATGTAGGTAGTGGCAAGAACATTGACTATAGTAGAAAATCTAATCATTTAGCTAATTTACGTCAAAATAAACATAAGTGTAAAGAACTTCAGGAATTATTTAATAAATATGGAGAAGAAAACTTTACTTTTAAAGTATTAGAAATAACATTAATTAGAGATACATTAATTAGAGAACAGTATTATAAAGAAATGTATAAAGATACTGTTTTAAATAAAAATGATGTGCTTAATACTAAAAAAAATATTAGAACTGGATTAAAGGCAAAACAATTTAAAGAAAAAATGAGTGAATTGAATCGCGGAGAGAATAATCCGAATTGCAATACCAGTGAGGAAACAATTATTGATATTAAAAAAGATATTAATATAGGATTAACTAATAAAGAATTATGTAAAAAATATGATAAAAGTGATTCGTATGTGAGTAATCTTAAATATAACAAAACATGGTCACATATAGAGATTGAATGTTTTGGCGAACAATCAATCCCTGACCAACAAAGTTTAAATACAAATATAGTATAACACTGAATTAATAAATAATACAAGGAGATGTTTCAAATGGTACAAGTAATTATTTTTCCATATAATTCTTATGTAGAAAAAAGAAAAATAATTAAAAATGAATTCTATGATAAAGGGTATACCGATGTTGGTAATGCCCTTTTTAGATATGAACATAATGCTGAATTTGAAGAACTTACAGCCTATAGAATAGTTAAAAAATTAAAAAGTAAATTAATATAAATATTAAGGTGGAGGAAAAAGAAGATGGAAGATAAGAAAGTTATTTTTGAAATTATTAATGAAAATAATGATACAAGATGGGAAGAAGTTAAAAGTGAAAGTTTTAAATATTTTATTGTAAATCAATTAAAAGTTAACAACACTTTTAATTTTTATAATGATAAATATATTGTTAAAGATAAATATGATTTTGAAAGTTATAATGAAAAAATATTAAATGTTAGAATTGAAAAAATAATAAAAAATGAAGAAAGAATTTACTCTTTTAATAAGGCAGTTTTCGTAATTGCTATGACAAATACTCCTTATGAAATGGGTGTTGATGAATTTAATGGTGATACATATTTTACGTTCCCCAATAGCTTAGAAGTTAGGAAAGCACTAAGAGTTTTTAGCAAATCAGAGTGCGTTTGTTATGATTTTCACAAATTTTTAGGTCTCTTTAAAGATATAAGAAAAGAGAGTATAAAATTAAAAGAAAAAGAATCTTTAGCTAAAATAGATAATCCAGATATTAAAAATATTAAAAAATTGGCTTTAAAGGTATTTGGATAAAAATAAATACGTAAAGGAGGAGAATACAATTATGGATAAAAAACAAGTATTAAAAGAAGAAATAAGAAACATGTTATTAGTAATACAAGCATTAAAAGAAGATATTGAGAGATATAAAATATTAGATGAAAGTCCTTATTTAATCAAATGCAATGAAGAGGTTATAGAAACATGTATAAATAAGATTGGAAAATATACTGTTATGTTAAATGAGGAAGAGATGAAACTTTAGGTGTTATGATTGAGAGATAAGAATTTTTTAGATTAATTTTATATTTCTAAATATTTATGAAGGAATTTTATCATCTTTTGTAGAAATAATAACTGTTTATGAAAGAAGGAATGAGTATGAATAAAAGTGAGAAAATATTAGGTGATATTATAAAAAAGTATAATATTAAAATACGTGAATTTAATATGTTGCTTGATATTTATGATGATACAAAAAAAGATTTAAGAAAAAATTTAGCTGCTATTGATAATAAATTTAATTCTTTAAAGAAGATAATGATTGAAATAGATAATTTATATAAAAATTTAGAAGATCTTAAGGCGATATATTTAAAAACACAAGAAAAGCATAAAATTAATGAATTGACTGAAAAAGTTGAAATGGAAATGATTCGTTGTAAGAAAATTAAAGAATCATTACTAGAACAGCTAAAGACGCATATTAAATATGTAAAAGTACTTGTAGAAGATGGAATCATAAAAGATAAGGCTGTAAGTTAAAGGGGATAATATGGAAATAAAATTTGATGCAAAATTTACTACACAAAAAAATATGAAAATAATATTAGATACTTTAGATGAATTATTAAATATGTACCCATGTGTGCAAGTAAATACTATTGGTGATATATATAGTAGAGATGGTGAGTATAATAATAAGTTAGGTTATTCAGCGCAATATTTTGTAAATGATAGAGCAATTTGGGTTAACACATTTAATGAATTTCGTGAACATTATATTACATTAAATAAAAGAGAGAAGAAGTTTAAAACAATTGAAATAAGAAAAAACATAAATAAAGATTTATTAAAATATGTAGAGCCATTTGATGTATTGGGTGGAAGTGATTTAGTTAGTGTTATATATCATGAATTTGGACATGTATTAGAGCATCAATTAAATATATGTGAAATAAAAGAAGTTATTAATATATTCAGTAATTTATCAAAAGAAAATTTAGAAAAAAAGTTATCTATTTATGCTGCCAAAAATATTAGTGAGTTTATAGCAGAGGCTTTTACAGAAAGTATGTTTGAAAATTCAAGATATTTAGGAATAAAAATGAGAGGGATAATAGATAACGCATATTTAGAGAAATCAAATACTAAATTTTAATATTGATGTTTAATTATACATATTTTAGCAGGGAATTTAAACCTTCTGTCGAATATATGGTATTTGATGGGAGGTTGTTTTTGTGTTTGGTAGAAAATTTAAAGATGAAGTTTTAGAAGATATTTTTTCAGAATATGGTATGAGTTTTAATGTTAAAATGAAGATGTTTAACCTAGTATATAAGGACATTGAAGAAAAATATGTAGATCTTTTAAGAAAAAGTAAATTAAATATTTATAAAGAAAAAAGTAGATTAGAAAGTAGAAAGTGCTATATAGAATCAAATGTCAATGCTTGTAATGCTGCCTTACTTGTACTTGGAATAACTATGTTACTAACATATATTATTGATTTTTATAAATATGATATATGTATGAAAACTATAGCCACAATAATTTATGTTGTTATAATATTATTTACAATGAAGTATACAACTAAAGATTTAAAAAAGTCAATGATATATGGGGTTGCAATTAGAGTACTGGAAGGTATAGAAAAAGATCCTAAAAGATTTCAATTAAAAATTAACACAAGTATTGATGTAGGAGTAGACTTAGAAGAAGTAGCAGCTACTCAATCAAATGAAGTCATTGAAAAACTTGATATTATAAATGAGACTATAAATAAAGTTGATAAGAAAGTAGAAGATTTAAAGAAATTTCATGATATAAAATAGGTAATTAGCATCCACATTATCTCATAAAATGGTATAATATTACTAGAAATTTATGATGGGATGTGAGAGTTATGGGAGATGAAAAAGTTGTTAAAATTCCTATTGATTATAAACAAAGAAAAATAAATGAGTATGGACAAGGCTATGTTCCATGTGAGGTATCTAATAGATGGTTGCAGTTTGCTGATGAATCTAATTTATGCCAAGGTGGAGAATTTATAGGAGTTGACGTGATGACATTAGGAAGTGATGAACAACCTAAAAAGATATGTCAGTTAATTATAAATAGAGAAGATATAATAAGGGCTCTTAACTCAGTAGTACCAAAGTAGCAATAAATTTTGTGATAGGATGTGGGTGTTATGGATTCGAATAAAGCTTTAGAAATTATTAAAAGTTTAGGTTTTAAAGAAGATATTGATAAGAACTTACTTATTATAAAATATGAAGGATTATTAGATAAAAGTGAATTTATTATTGAAGATGATAATTTGTATAAAAACAAATGTTTTATAATTGGTGGTAATGGTGGTAATGGAGTAGTCTTTGTAGTTGACTCTGTAACAGGAAAAGCATATGAAAGTTTGGGAAAAAATGACGATATTAAAAGAACTTTAAGATTTGTAAAAGATAGTTATAGCAGCACTCATTAATTTGGGTGTTTTTCTCTTATGGAAACTTTTATTGTGCTACAAAATGTAGTATTATTTTAGTAAAGTTTTATGAGGAGAAGTGATAGCATGAGAGATGAAAAAAGAATAGATGTACTATTAGAATTATTGAGAGAATACTGGAGTAAAAATCCTGATTTGAGATTAGGGCAAATACTATCAATTGCAGCAAAAGATATTGATACATTCTATATAGAAGATGATAAAGTAATTGAGTGGTTAAAAGAAAATCTTAATAAACAGTTATAAAAATTACTATATATATTATTAAACAACTCTTTACCTAGTATAACCATATATGTTAAAATAAACAGGGGTGATTATTTTGGGATTGAGTTTTAGAAAGTCTATAAAAATAGGTAAAAATACTAGAATTAATCTTAGTAAAACTGGTGGTATAGGAATATCTACAGGAGTTAAAGGTGCTAGAGTATCTGTAAATCAAAAGGGTGTTAGGACAACCATTGGGAAAGATGGGTTGCAATATAGGACAGATCATAGTTTTAAGAATACTAAGAGTAAAAATAGAGTTAGTAATAGTAGTAGAAAAACTAATGATTATACAACATGGGAAGGTATAAAAGCTTTATTTTCATTAGTATTTTATGGATTTTTATTGTATTTAATAATTAAATTTATAGGGATGGTTATTAGTGGTTGAAGGAGCTGAGAGATTAGCTTCTTTTTTATTTTATTATATTTATTTACATAATAATATTATAGTTAACTATAATAAATGTAAAGCTGGTAAATTAATTAACATGGGTATTGTGGTAAACGGTTGTTCCCATATTATATATTGTGGTATAATAATCCTGTAAGAAAATTATGGGAGATGATGCCGGTAAATGTATAATAAACTATTATTTGCTATTATACTCTTTGGATTGATTATTGTAGGATTTGTGAAAACCTTGTATAAAATTAGAAAGTATGTTGTCAATTACAACTTTGTAGGAGAATATAGTTCGAAAGTTAACAATTTGTTAAATGAAACTATTATTGATGAAGATTACAGCTACATACTAAGTAATATAGAAAAACTTTCACATACCATGGGACATTATGCTATTATGGACTATAAGCCACCTTTTGCTAATTATATACATAAGAACTATAATATCGTAAATTTTATATTAAACTATAATGATAGGATAATGAATCAGGAATTAATAATGGCATTGAAGTCCATGCAAGTATATTTAGGAGCATGTGAAAATGAAATAGAAGAGTTAAAGAAATGTTTGAAAAATCCTTTTAAATTATTTGCAGAAGGTTTTAGATTCATATTTAATACACCATTATTTATACTTGAAAGTTTAGGAATTATTTCTACTAGAATGTATTATAGAATAAAAGTTAACACAATTTATTATTTTATTCAGAGAATAGCTGGATTAATTGGTTTTGTATCAGCAGTTGTAGGAACAATTCAAGGTAAGGAAGTTTTGTTTAACATTTATAATAAAGGGAGTAAACTTATAACATCTATTTTTAAATAGGTGTTTTTATTATGCAAAAAGTATTGAAAGGATGTGAAAAAATAAAATGGCTGAAGAAAAATTAAAAAAAGATGGAACTATAAGTAGGCAAGGTGAAGGTGGTACAGGAAGAAGACCTTTGAAATGGAATAACGTAAATGAATTAGTTCAATATGCTAATGATTTTTTCAAATGGTGTGAAGATAACAGTAAAAGACCTACTGTTACAAGATTAGCTTATTATTTGAGATGCGATAGAAAAGACCTAATGAGATATGAAAATTATCAACAATATGATTGGTTAAAAAGATTAAGCGAAGAAGAAAAGAAAAGCTATAGCAACACGATAAAGGAAATCAAAAGAAGGATTGAAGCTGAATACGAAGATAGTCTATTTGATAAATCTTCTACTACAGGAGCAATTTTTACTTTAAAAAATAACTACAATTGGGTAGATAAGCAAGAAGTAGTTACAAATAGTAATACTAATAGTTCTGATTTATCAGCAGAAGAGATTGAAAAGCAATTAGCATTATTGGAAAAAGAAAATAAATAAAGTATACATAAAATTTCTATTTTGTTGTGAATAACCACCGTTTATACTTGAACTTTATACTAAGTAGGTTTATAATTAAAATTGTAGTGAATAACCACCGATAAGTACACTTTTAGGTGGAAAACTATAATTTTAGTATAAGGTGGTTATTATTATGAATAAGAAAAAAATACCAGAATTTTTAACTAAAGAAGAACAAGAATCATTAATTAATGTTTTTAATATAAGATATTGGAGTAGTTGTAGAAATAAAATGCTAATAGAATTAGATTTAGCAACAGGATTAAGACTTGCAGAAATAATTAATCTTAAATGGCAAGATATTAATTTAATAACAGGGCAATTAAAAGTAGTTAATGGTAAAGGTTCTAAGGATAGACTATTGTGGTTAGGTGAAAATACTCTTAGTAAATTAACTCTATGGAAAGAAAAACAATATAATAAATTTAATATTAAAATAGATTATGTTTTTACTAATAATAAAGGTAATCAATTAGTGGATAGAGATGTAAGAGAAATGGTTGTTACTTATTCTAAAAAAGCTGGTATTACTAAAAATATAAGTCCTCACACTTTAAGGCACACATTCGCAACGGATTTACTTAGAGATTGTAAAAATATAAGAATGGTTCAAAAAGCATTAGGACACGCTGATTTATCAACAACAATGATATATACCCACATTGTAGATGATGAATTTGAAGATGCATTAAAGAATTTTAGAAGGTAGAAAATAATCTATCTTCTTTTTTTTATGCCCATTTTTATGAAAGGAGATATGTTTATTGAATGACATAGAAAAAAAACGTAAGAAATTAGAACTATTAAGACAGTTAGCAATTATAAAAAGTAGAGAATCATTTTGGCACTATTGTAAAACTAGAGAGCCAGATTTCTATAAAGATAGTCGGGTATATTTACATAATTTTTGTGAACTACTACAGCAATTATATGAAAGAACACTTATAAATCCAGATACTAATAAACCTTTTAAACGTCTAATAATAAACATGCCGCCAAGACATGGGAAATCAAGATCGTTGGGTAACTTTTGTAGTTGGATATTAGGTAAAAATAAAATGAATAGCATTATGACAGTAAGTTATAACTGTAATATCGCAACAGACTTCAGCAGAAATACAAGGGATATTATACTAGGAAATAATGATAATTACATAGGTTATTCTGATATATTCCCTGAAACTAAAATAAAACAAGGAAATGGAAGTATGAATGATTGGGCATTAGAAGGTACACATCATACTTATACGGGTACTGGATGGGATGGTTCTGCTACTGGAAAAGGTTGTACAGTTCTTATCGTAGATGACCAAATTAAGACAGTAGATGAAGCTTTGAATGAAGCATACCTCGATAAACTTTATAACAAATATAATGGTACTTTTATTAGTAGAATGGAACATGATTCATTACAAATAATTTGTATGACACGTTGGAGTGAATTTGATTTATGTGGAAGAGTATTAAGCGAAGATGATGGTAATGATTGGTATGTATTAAAATTACCTGTTATTGACGAAAGCAACAATACAATGCTATGTGATGAAATTATGGACATAGAGGAATATGAATATAAAAAGAAACATATCCAAGAAGAAATATTCTTACCCAATTATATGCAAATTCCAATTAATAAAAAGGGTGCTTTATATCCTGGTGGTTTTAAGGATTATGATATCCTGCCATTTGATGTTAATGGTGAATCATTATTGCAGGATATATTATGTTATACCGATACAGCAGACACAGGAACAGACTATTTAGCAAGTGTAATAGGTGGCGTTTATAATGGAGAATTATATATACTCGATATTATTTATACTCAAGAACCTATGGAAATAACTGAAAAATTAGTTGCAGATGCTTTATATACTAACAAAGTTAAACAATGTTGGATAGAAAGTAATAATGGTGGTCGTGGTTTTGCAAGAAATGTAGAGGATATGTTATGGAAAAAATACAATAGTAGAGAATGTGTAATTACTAAATTACCACAGACTAAAAATAAAATTACAAGGATAATCATGAACTCTACATTTATACAGCAGCATGTTTATTTTCCTGTGAATGCAAAAACTAGATGGAGTAAAGCTTGGGAACATTTAATTAATTTTCAAAGAATAGGTAAAAACAAGCATGATGACATTGAAGATTCACTCACAGGGATATGTGAGAGATTCATAGAAAAATATAGATTATATAACTCTATTGGAGTTCAATATTCTGATGAAATTTACAAAAAAGGTATGGGACTTAAAAATGCAATTTACAAGAAGGGAGGGATAGTATTTTAATGGATTATAGAAATAATATAAGAGATACATTATTAAACTTAGATTCTAAAGAATTAAAAGAAAGAAAATATGTAAAACAAGATTTTCATTTCTTTATGGGAAAATGTAAAGAGACGGAAGATGTCTTAGTAGATACAGATAAATTGGGACAATCCTGGTTATCCTCAGATGATATAGATTATATTCCAACAGAGGATATAAGAAATAAGGTCAAGCCACTTTTAAGAAAACAAGCCAGATTTATGTTTTCTAAAGAACCAGACCTACAATTTAAACCTTATGTGCCACAGGATAAAGATAAATGTGAAGAATTAAGACAATTTATAGATGGAATATTAGAAGATAATAGTTTTTGGAGTAATACTCTGAAAGCTTTTTTAAATTGTACTGTAAAGAAAAGAATTCTTTTAAGATTAGAAGTCAATCCATCAGAACCTATTAATATTTTTTATGAAGATATAAAGGATTTTAGCTATACATCTAATTCTAACACTAAAAAAGTAGAAACTATTACTATTGTAAAAGTAGATCCTACCACAGAATTATTAGAAGTTTATAAACAAATATGGTTGAAATATACATATTATATGGATGGTGAAAATTGTAAGGTTAATATACAATCTTTTAAAGGTAATATATTAGATAAACCTTTTATAGAAGAAACACAGGACACTAAATTAAGTAGATTACCAGCATGGTTAATAATAAATGGTGGTCTATTAAATGAAAAATTTGGTGAAAGTGATATAGGTGATTTAAAAAGTCCACAGAATCAATACAATCGAAAGATTTCAGATTTTGCAGATGCATTAAGATTTAATATGTTTCCACAAACTGTAACAGTAGATGCTACAGCAGATTCAGTAAATAAAATGTCTATAGCACCAAATAGTTTAGCCCCATTAGTATCTGTAGAAAATAAAACAGCAACAGCACAAAAACTAGAAAGTAATTTTACATCTAGTGAACCTGTAGAAAGCTTCCTAAAAAGAATTGAGAAGGATATGCACGATATTCTTTCAATACCTCAGCAAGAGGAACTTGTAAATATTCCTTCAGCCAAGGCAATGAAGTACATGTATAACGACCTTATTGCAAGGTGTGAAGAGAAGTGGCAAGATTGGGAAAATCCTATTAATCAAATGATAAAACTTATTATAGAGTCTTGTACTAAATTTAATTGCTATCCAAATTGGAAAGAAGAATGGAATAATTTAGATTTTAAAATAATATTAAAACATAATTATCCTATTCCAGAGGATTTAGAGGACAAAAAGAATTTAGGCATGTCAGAAGTAAATGCTAATTTGAAGAGTCGAAAAACTTATATTAAGGAATTTGGAAATGTTGAAGACTTTGATGGAGAATGGAAAGAAATACTTCAAGAAATGCAGCAAATAAATGAGGTAGAGAGTGACCAGTTTATTATTAGTGATAACACCAGTGGTGATGTAAATGGAAACCAATAAAGAGTATTTAGAGTTGGTAAATGAAGCTAGAAATAAACAAATTAAATTAACACAACAAAATTATAAAGATTTAAAAGATATTTTTAAACAGGCATCTAAGGAATTATCTATAAAATCATCTTCAGCAAAGAACAAAAGTCTTACTAAAAGATTTTTACAAGATTATATTAAACAACTAAGAAAAATTACTAAGAGTATTAGTAGTGAATCAGAAAAATCTATTGAAGATTCTATTATAAAAAGTGCTAACAATGCTACAGATATTCAATTGGATTTTTTTAATATAATTGATGAAAAATATAATTTAAATCTAAAAGAATCTTTTACAAGTATGTTTTCAAAAGTGCCTATTGAAGCCATTAGTGAGATAATTTCTGGTAATTTTTATAAAGATGGTACAGGTCTATCTAAAAGAATTTGGTGGAATGAGAAAAAAGTTAATGGTGATATAGATTACATTATTCAACAGGGGATAGAACAAAAAAAATCTATATATGATTTATCTAAAGATTTAGAAACCTATATTAATCCACAGGCTAAAAAAGATTGGAATTGGAAAAATGTTTATCCAGGTGTAGGAAATAAGATGGTGGATTATAATGCTCAAAGGTTAGCTAGGACATCTATTAATCATGCCTATTTTTTGAGTAATACAAGAAGTTGCGAAGCTAATCCTTTTATAAATGTGATGCATTGGGAGTTAAGTCTACAACATTCTATAAGGATGCATGGAAGAACAGATATTTGTGACACATATGCAAACAATGATGATGGATATGGCAGAGGTAATTTTCTTATAAAAAACCTTCCAACACCGCATCCTCAATGCTTATGTACACAATATGGAGTTGTAGAAGATGATTTAGAAAATATAGGGACTCGATTAAATGCTTGGGTTAATGGTAAACCAGATAAACAATTAGATGATTACTTAAAAGGACATAAATAGATATGTCTTTTAATTTTGCCCTAAATATGGCGTTAAACTATTAAAAAATATATAGGAGGGAAAGAAGACATATGGATTTATTACAATACTTACAAAAAACTTTAGGAGAAGCCGAAGGTAAAACTGCCTTTGACAAAATTAATACTGATAGTGAATGCGCTTTACTTATAGATAATAAAAAACAATCTAATTATATCTCTAAAGAAGAATTTACTAAAATTGATTCTGAAAGAACAGATTATAAGAAACAATTAATTAATAGAGACAAGCAATTAGAAGATTTAAAGGGTAAAGCAACTGGAAATGAGGAATTATCAGCTGAAATTGAAAGATTAAAGTCTGAAAACACAAAAGTAACTCAGGATTATGAATCTAAAATCAATCAAATAAATTTTGATACAAAATTTGAAAAGGCTTTAGGTGATTATAAAGCTAAAAATTCAAAGGCATTAAAGGCATTACTTGATATGGAAAAAGTTAAATTAGATGGAGATGCTTTCTTAGGATTAGAAGATCAAGTAAAAGCTTTAAAAGAAAGTGATTCTTATTTATTTGAAATAGAAGGAGGTACTGGAAAAATAGGTGCTTCAACAATAAATAATTCTACTACTAATAACACAGCAGTAGATGGTGTTAAAACTATAGGCGGTGCATTAGCTAAAGCAAAGGCTGAATCTATGGTAACTACAGAAAGTTCATTTTTCAAGTAATATACAAAATTAAATTAATAAAAAATATTAAAAATAAATGGAGGTTTTATAGTATGAGTAAACAATTAATAAGAACAATATTCGGGGAAAAGAAAAACATTTTAGCAGTAGGTGGTCATTTTATATCCGTACCAGTAAAAATTGATGCTACAGTTATAGTAGCAGATGTAGCAGGTAAAAAAATAGTGCCATTGGGATCTATAGTAGATAAAAATGGTAAAGTTGTTAATGATGGAACTGCATTTGGAATTACGTACAATGAAATAGATGTTACCAATGGAACTGAAGCAGTAAGTGTAGTTATACATGGATTTGTAGATGGTAGTCAGTTACCAGTAGCACCTAGTGCAACAGCATTAACAGCACTTAAACAGATTACAATACTTTAAATTGTAGTCTGTTTTTATTTTACAAAAAATTATCTAAATTAATAAAAATTAAAATTTGAAAGCGAGGAAAAAATAATATGAACATAAATATAAATGATGTATTAAATCCAGAAAGTATAAGTGAGTATATAACAAACACACCACAGGCAGTAACAATAGGTCAGGAACTTTTTCCAAACAAAAAACAATTAGGCTTGGATATTACTTTAATTAAGGGTGCTAAAAATAAACCGATTGTATTATCTCAAAGTGCTTTTGATGTAGCTGTTAAAGTTAGAAGTCTAAAAGCCAATATTACTGAAGATACTAAAGAGATGCCATTTTTTAAGGAAAGTATTCTCATAAATGAGAGAGATAGACAAGAATTATTAAAAGCAATGTCTTCCGTTAACTCAACTTGGAGGGATTTAGTTCTCGATAAAATATATACTGATATAAATTCTTTAGTAGTTGGTGCAGGAGTACAAATTGAAAGAATGAGAATGCAATTATTATCCGAAGGTAAAATATTTGTAACTTCGGATGAAAATGAAATTTCTTTTGATTATGGTTTACCTACAAATCACAAAGAAGTTTTATCAGGAACAGCTAAATGGTCTGATTTTGTTAATTCTACACCTATAGACGATATTATAAGATATCAAGATAAGGTTGAAGAAGATACTGGTGTAAGACCTAGTAGAGCAGTATGTACTAGAAAAACTTTCAATTACTTAAAGAATAATAAATCTATTAAATTAGATATAAATTCTTTAGGAACAACTATAATTACAGATTCTATATTAAAACAATATTTACAAGATAAAGTAGGCGTAACAGTAGCTATAGTAAGTGGTAAATTTATTGCTGAAGACAAATCAGAACAACAGTATTTTCCAGATAACGTATTTACATTAATACCATCTGGTGCTTTGGGAAATACATATTTTGGAACTACACCAGAAGAAGCTGACCTTATGACAAATAGTGATGCAAAGGTTCAAATTGTAAATACAGGAGTGGCTGTGACAACAATGGTAAGTAAAGATCCTGTAAATGTACAAACTAAGGTATCTCAAATTTGTTTGCCAAGTTTTGAACATGTAGAAGAAATATTTGTTACTACAGTAGCTTAGATTGTTTAAGGGGTATGAAAATTTTCGTATCCCTTTTTCTTATTATTAAAATTTAGGAGGTTTTTAATATTATGGCAAGTAAAAAAGATATAGAAATGGTAAAGGTTAAGGCATTAAAAAATATAAAATATAACACAACAATAGTTAATGCTGATGATGAATTTGAAATTAATAAAGTAGATGAAGAGGAATTAGTTAAAAATAATTTAGTTAAAGTTTTGGAAGTTATTATTACTCAAGAAGAAGAAAAAACTAATACTGAAGAATCAAAGTAGAGGTGATATAACATGTCTACAGATTTAGAAAAATTAAGATTTAATTTACAGGAGCGAGAGTACCCTTATTTTGAAGATACTGATTTAGAAATGTTACTTGAGCAATATGGTGATGTTGTAACTTCAACTTATTATGGATGTTTACTTAAAGCCAGTGTAGATTCTATAACAGTAGCAGGAGTTGTAATTCCTAGCAATAGAGAATATTGGTTAACTTTAGCCAAACAATTCAAAGATTTATTATCTTCTAGGGTACAATATAACACTTCAATGAGAAGGGTAGATGGTTGTTAAATGAGTGAAATAAAAAGAAGTAGATATAGTAAGCAAATATTAAAAGCCTTGACTAGTAAAGGCTTGATGAAAGATATAGTTATTTTACGAAAAGAAAAAAACAAATATAAAGAAGATTCTGATGAAATAACAGTTACTACTATTAAAGGATTTTATCACAAAGGTACTAGTGTAACTTTTAATTTAGTAGAAAGTGCTAATATAACTACTACTTCTCAAGAAAAATTACTAGTAATTTTTGATGAAGAATCACTAAAAATAAAAAATAGTGATTATTTTTATTTGGAACAAAGAGAATATGTAGACGATAATACAACACTTAAAAAAGAGAAATTTACAATTGTAGATAAAGGTGATGCCGAAGGTATAATCTTTGATATGAACTTAGAAAGAAGGTAATAAGATAGTGGAATTTAAAATTAATGCAGAAAGTTTAATAAATGGATTACTTAAATTTGCTACAAAAGAAAAAGTAGCATTATCTGTATATGCGGATATATGTGCAAAAAAACTAGAAGAGGATGCCAAGAAAAATGCAAAATGGATAGATAGAACTGGGTTAAGTAGACAAACTATCCAAGGTGGGACACAAAAAAATGGAGATGGTGTTGATGTTTATATCGCAGGAAATACGGAACAAATGCCATTTTTAGAGTTGGCACATGAGAAAAAATATGCAATTTTACAGCCAACCATAGACAAGAATAAAGATAAAATACTAAAAGGACTAGATAACCTATTAGGAAAGTAGGTGTTTATAAATTGGAAATTGATACGCATTATAGAAGAACATATGATTATTTAAAAGAAAATAATATAGATGTATATAGTATAGGACAAAAAACAGGTGAATGTAAAAAAGAATATGTTGTAATTAAAGAAAATGGAACAAGTGGAAACGAATATATCGGATATGGGTTAATAGACATTATAATATTTTTTCCTATTAATAGATTTAGTGAAATGGAATTATATGTTAAACAAATCAGAAAGTTATTAAAAGATTTAAAATTTCTACAATTTACAGGTAATATTACACCAGGTATTGTAGATACAGATGTAAAAGGTTATACAACTAGTATACAATATCAAATTTTTAAAAAAATAGATTAAATTCAATAAAAACAATGGAGGTTTTATAGTATGGAAGAAGGAAAAGCACTAGTTAATATAGTACGAACAGAAATTATAAATGAGAGAACCTTAGAAAAGTTTTCCTTTGTGACACAAAGTTCATGTGACATTAAACCAGATTTAAGTGCTGGTAAGGAAGACATTTTGCGAGTCAAGGACACTATATATGGGATCAATCAAACCGAAGATATAACGATCGGGTATGAAGTAAAAATGACAGATTCATTATTAACACCAGAATTAATGGCGTTAGTAGATGGTGGTACTTTTGTGAGTGGTAAGTATGAAGCACCTAAGGCAGGAATAAAAGTAAATCGTGACAAATATACACTATCAATTTACACAGAGGAAAAGGATTATACAGATACGGTAGGGTATGCGAAATTCACCACGAAACATAATAAAGGTAAAGCACTAGACTTTAAATTAAAGGATGGTGCTTTTTATGTGCCAGAATTTAATAGTAAAAGCAGACCTGCAAGGGGAGAAAGTCCAATAGAGATAGAATTCTTAGACACTTTACCAAATGATACTCCAATTGTTCCTCCAAGTACTGGAGGTGCTACAGTTCCTACACCACCAACACCAACTACAGCAGATGGAACTACTAAAACTCCAGGTGTAACTATAGGTAGTGATTGTAGAGTTACTTGGGTATTTGCTACAGCAATTAATGATGCTGATGCAACAGTTACTAATTTTAAAGTTACTAAAAAGACAGTTGGAACAGTGGTTGCAGGTAATGTGACTATAGATTCTACTAAGAAAATAGTAACATTTGTTCCTACTAGTATTGCAGCAGGAATAACTTATACTGCAACAGCTTTGGCTGTAAGAAGCTCAGGAGCAACTACAGCAGATACAACATCAGTTTCAGTTGATTTTACAACAGTTTAAAAATAAAATATTTAAAAATAAAAATAATGGAGGTTTTTATATTATGGAAATAACAAATTTAAAAGAATTACAAGAAATGGCGAAAGGTGATGTTGTTCAACTACCACCTTTTAAAAATGATATACCTTTTTGTGCGAGAGTAAGACAAGCATCTATGTTAAATTTAGTGCAAAAAGGAATAATTCCCAATAGTTTACTATCAGCAGCTGAAGAGGTTTTTTATGGTAAACAATCTAGTAAAGGCAAGGTAGATATGATACAAATGGCAAAATTAATGTTTACAATGGCAGAAAATACATTAATTGAACCTAGCATAAAAGATATTAACGAAGCAGGGTTAGAACTAACCGATATGCAATTAATAGATTTATTTAATTACACACAAAAGGGGGTGGAAGGACTAAAATCCTTTCGTCCAGAACAGCAGGATATTGTCAACGATAGCAATAGCGAAGCAGTTCAATAAAAGACCTAGCGAAATTATAGGATTAGATAATTTATATGAAGCATTTTGTTTTGATGAAGCTTGTTTATATATAATTAACGAAATATCTAAAGAAAATTCCAAAACACCAAAATGGAATAATGAAAATACTAATCGAACTAATAACAAAGATTTAATAAATGAATTATTGAAGGCAAAGAAATAGTAATTTCTAAGCCTTCTTTTTATTTTAAAAAAAGAGGGGGTGAAGAAATATGAGTGTAAATGTAGGAACAGCAATCTCGTTTTTAACCCTAGATAATACAGGCTTTATGAATGGATTAAAAGCAGCAGGAAGCGAATTAAGTGTATTTTCTAATAGTTCTGCAAATATCGAAGATAAAATTAAGGGAGTAGGAAGTGCTATGTCTAGTGTCGGTGGCACAATGACTAAAGCAGTAACATTACCCTTAGTCGGAATTGGTACAGCATCAGCTAAAGCATCAATGGATTTTGAAGCACAAATGTCAAAAGTTAAAGCTATTTCAGGGGCAACAGGTAGTGGATTTAATGATATGCGAGAACAAGCCATCAAGCTTGGAGCTGACACTTCCTTTTCAGCAAGTGAAGCAGCAGGAGGTATGGAAAATTTAGCTAGTGCAGGTTTTAATACAAAAGAAATAATGACTGCTATGCCTGGAATGTTGTCTTTGGCGGCAGCAGGTGGTGTAGATATTGCAACAGCAAGTGATATAGCCAGTAGTTCATTGCGAGGATTTGGTATGGAGGCTGATAAAACAACACATGTAGCAGATGTTTTAGCAGCTGTGGCAGGAAAAACAAATGCAGGAATTACAGATACAGGGGAAGCTATGAAATATATCGCTCCAGTAGCAAAAAGTCTTGGAGTTAGTTTTGAAGATACGAGTGCAGCTATAGGTCTTTTATCCAATGCAGGAATCAAAGGAAGCCAGGCAGGTACAACATTACGAAGTGCTTTAACATCATTAGCAAGTCCTTCTAAAAAGGCAACTAGTGCTATGAAAGATTTAGGAATGAATTTCTTTGATGTACAGGGTAAAATGTTACCACTTGGACAAGTGATACAACAATTACAGGATAAAACTAAAGGGTTAACACAACAGCAAAAGGCTAGTACAATGGAGACCCTATTTGGAAAAGAAGCAATGTCAGGTATGTTGGCTTTAGTAGATCAGGGCGGTGGAAAATTTAATGAATTATCTAATGGATTAAAAAAATGTGATGGTGCATCAAAAGAAATGGCTGATACTATGCAGGATAATTTAAAAGGTTCTTTGGAAGCCATGAAAGGTAGTATAGAAACTGCGGCAATCAGAATCGGAGATGTGTTAGCACCTGGAATAAAAAAATGTGCAAATTTTATAGCAGATTTGACTAATAAATTCTCAACTTTACCAAAGCCAATTCAAACTATTATAGTGTATGTTGGTTTACTTTTTGCGTCAATTGGACCCGTTTTACTTATTTTTAGTAAAACAATAGGTATGTTTGCACCAGCTATAAAGTTAATAGGAAAATTAGGTAGTGGAATTACGGCACTAAGTAAAACATTTTCAGCTTTAAAAACGGGAGCAAGTGTATTTACAGCTTTACCAGGATTAATAAGTCCTCCAGTTTTAATTGTAGTAGGAATTATTGCAGGACTTGCACTAATAGTTTATGAAGTTATAAAACACTGGGATTTTTTCAAAAAATATATTTTTGCATTTGGAACTTTTTTAAAGAACATTTTTAAAGAAATGTGGGATTATATAAGCAAATCTATAGAAGGATGGAAGTTAATATTTCAAGGATTTGGTAGTTTTCTAAGCAAAGTTGTAGAGGGATGGAAATTAATCTTTAAAGGATTATGGACTGGAATATCTGACATAGGAAAGCACATCATAGATGGATTAGTAGAAGGTTTAGAAGGTGGAATTGGTAAAGTTGGTGCTGTAGTTGGAAAATTAGGAAACAAGATAAAAGACGGATTTAAGTCTATTTTAGGTATACATAGTCCCTCAAAAGTTTTTGCTGAATACGGTGGTTTTATTGGAGAAGGATTAGTAGAAGGGATTGATGGACAAGAACAGAAAATAGATACTAAATTTGGTGGAATTGCAAATAAAATTAAAGGTTTGGCTAGTACAAAACCTAATTTTACTGGATTAAATAGTTTAGATATAAATGGTGCAAAATCTAAGGTTGGTACTGCTAGCAAACAATTTACTTTACATAACGATGTAAAAATGTATGTAACATTAGCAGATACTGGAGAAAAAGGCACTAAACAATTAACTGATAGTCTAAAAACAATGGCACAAAATTCATTGAAAAACGCACAAATTGAATTATTTATGAATGATGTTGTAAGAAATTAGAGGGAGGTGTCTTATGGATATAACAAGATTAAAAGATTTTAAAGTTGAATTGTTTTATGAAGACGGAATAGAAACAGGTGGTATTATTAGCAGCTATAAGCCACCTCATCCTGCTTACTTTCGTAAAGGAGTAAGAACTATAAGTGGATATACTCAATTCCAAGATAACATAAAAACTGATTGTATTATAGAATTTACAATCAGTTTTCAAATTAAAGGCGAAAATGATACAGAAACCGAAACCAATGCCAAAAAATACTTAGATTTTATAGAAAGGTATTCTAAAAGATTCATTTTAAAAAATGAATTTGGAATTATATATAAAGGATATATACAAAATAAATTTGACTTATCAACACCTATAGAAGGAGATATTTACTATATAAATGTTGAGATGTTATGCAATCACGACATTAGTGGATGGGTGAGTGATTCAAATGGAATATAAAATAAAAATATACAAAAAGAATGGTTATAGAGCTTTTAGTGATAAAGACGAAGATATATTAATTTTAGAAAATAGTCCTGTAAGTATAAAAATAAATAAATCGAAATCTACATCTACAAATGAAGCTCAAATAGTTGCAGAATTTGAACATCTTCCAATGGCTAGTTTCCAAGGTGGTAGCAATGGAATAATAGATAATTTTGCTAAAATAGAAATTTATTTTAATAATAAAATACAATTTACTGGAGTTATAAAAAAATACGAGTACGATGAGTTACAAAAAACAGTTAATTTAACTTGTAATGATATGATATACAGGCTTTTAAATGTAACGGATAAGACTCTTAATTACGAAAATACAACAGCATTGGCGATAATTGAAGATATAGTACAAAAAGCAGGATTAACTTTTTATAGAAAAGGTGGTACTAATTATCCAGTCAATAAACTTGATATTAATATAGGAACTACTTATTTAGATATTATTACAAGTTTCTTAGAAACTATATATGGAAGTATTAGGGCAGGAAAAGATGGAACTATCTTACTAGAAGATCAATATCCAGATTACACAGAGGGCGGTGGAGATATAAACCATTTTGATTGGACATATACAAGTGATATCAATAATTCTTCTGCAATTGCTGGTAGAGATGCAAGTTTGATGAAAAATTTATTGAAAATAAACTGTGATAAAAATTATGATATTTATGAAGACCCAAGTATGACTAGTTATTTAAATAACGAAAAGTGGTTAGATTTTATAGAAAATGCGTTAGCTAATACACAACAAAAAAGAAAAGCAGTTGTTGGGTATAAGTTTTTAGAAATGTGGAGAAATAGTACACCGTTAACTATTATACCAACTAAAGGAAATGAAGATGTTGATATAGGACAAGTTGTAAAGTTAATAAGAGATAACACATTACCAGGATATTATTTACTTGTTGGAATTGATACAGAAGTTTCAGCTGATGGTTATTCAGATACTTTACAATTACAAGGAATGAGAGATAAAAGAACAATTTATGAAATACCAGTTTTAATCACCTCTGGTATCGACAAGGAGGTAGCTTCTTAATGGGTAGTTATGGATTTAAGAATTTTAGAGACCCCGTTGTTTATGTTCTCAATCAAGAACTTAGAAAAAGAAATTTAAAAAATAAATTATCTATAGATAACGGTGATACAGAATGGAATGGTGAATTAGAAACATATCCAATTGAGTTAGTAAGAGATGAAAATAATATAGTAATTAAATGCTTACATGGGGTAGGTGTTGCCCAGTGGAGTGAAGAATTTATCAGAAATGAAGATGGAATAGTAGCTAAAATTTTAATGACATATCCAGATGCTACAACTAACACAATTCAATTAATAAGAGATCCATTAGTACATATAATAGAAGAAATTTAATTTATAGGAGGTGAAATGATGGCACAACAAAATACTCCGCCAAGTGTGGCGAGTTATGTTTTAAATTTTGACGAATTGGCTAATAAATTAGTTGATTATTTAAAAAATGGTATTTCTGTAAACCTAAATGGAATAACAGTAGATACCAAAACAATGGAACAACTTTTAAATGAAATAAAAGGTGAAATTCAAGGCATTGATTATAAAGATTTAATCAGTGCCTTGAATACTTTAGGTGCAAAATTAGATGCTTTTGGTGCTAATCTTGGAATTAGTGGAACAGAAAAAATTTTAGGTTTTGCTTATGATATGGGAGCAGTAGCCGAAGGAACTACAGAATTTGAACTTGATACAGAGGGATTTTTAACAGGAATCACCTTTTTTCAAACCAATTCTTCTATTTATGGGTTAAAAGATAATTTTGATTTATATATAGAAGATGGTACAGAAATTCAAGTTTGTAAAAGTGTTTATGCTAAAGGTTTTGGAGAACATAAATATTTAAATGTGTATCAAAAAATTTCTAAGAGTGCAAAGGTAAAAATGGTATATCATAATAATTCAAAAAATAATAAAGTATTATGGTTTGATTTTCATGTATTGGATTTACCTGCTGTTAATGCAAGTGATAGTGTATCTAGTAATAGTGGTGTAAGTACAACAATTACTACTGGAACTACAGCTACATATTTAAGAAGGTTTGTGGTAACAGATACTACAGATTCAAGTTATGTAGACCCAACAACAATAGATACAAGTTATTGGACTATGGCAGCAGAACATATTACAAATGATTTTTGGGAAGGTCGAAATATATTATTACAAGATTTACAAAGTAGTTCCAGTGATGGTATTACATATACTAATTCTGTAATAACACCTATAAAAAATTATCATAAATATTTATATCAAATGCAAAAGGATATAAGGAGTAATGGTTTAATTTTAACTGATTGGAATACAGATTATAATACTTTTATGACATTGTGTGGTAAGGATATTGTAAGTGGAGGTTATGGTTTACAATCTTTAACTAGTGTAGAGAAAACACAAATATATCTTACATATACTTTTCAGACAATCACGTTAATTTTCCCTTCATGCCAAAGTCTATTAACAGCCGATTATATTAATCAGTTTAAAACATATTTACCTATAGATAGATTAAGGGTATTAGAATGGATAGATTTTAGTGATGTTAACGCAGATAAATCAGTTGGTGCATTTGATTTAGACTTAGGCAATACTGGAGACTTAAATACATTTCGTACATATATGAATGTAGAACCAAGTGCTTTAGATCCTTCAACATTTACTCCAAGTGATGATGAAGTTTTAAATCCTTGTTTTTTTAAATTATATACAGATGGACAACCAGTAACAGGAGATAGTGTCATTGGTGTAGATGGATTTTTCCCAGGATTAAAATGGGAAACTAAAAATGTAGATAGTGCTTATTGTATGGGAAATGCTAAAACAATGGCGGTAAGGGTATTTTTGCATGAATTGGGACATGGTATAGATTTTCAGTATGGAACTTTAAATGGTACGAAATTATCTGATATGAATACATGGCGAGATATTGGAGGTTGGGAACATGGAGATTCTCAAACTATTCCAAAATTAAAACCTACAAAGTGGGCAAAAGATTGTGCTGAATCTGATAAAGAACCTCCTATAAGTTTATATGGAGCTACATTGGCATATGAAGATTTTGCAGAGACTCATTCTTGTTATTGTATTAATCCAAATTATTTAAAGGCATTTTATCCTAAGAGATATACTTTCATGGAAACTTATGTGAAAGGATTTAAACCGTATAAATGATAAAACATAATAATAGTTTAGCAAAATATTGGCTTAATACAGATGAGTTTGTAAAATTATTTAAGGATAAATTAGACCCACTTTTATTACAAAAGGTAAAAGAAAAATTAGATATTTTCAGTAATTCTGAAGAACTTTTAAGAGAATTAGAAGATTTATTACCAGAAGAACAATTCAAATATCTTGCCAAAAAAATTAATAATTTAATACCTCCACAATATGGAGGAGAACAACATTATGATGGTATTTGGGAAGATATACCCCCTTTAAAAGGTGACTTTGATGTAGTGTGGAAGTCACCAGGATTTATTGCATTAACAGATATTCAACTTGAATCTACAGGGTGGAAACCTAAAGATGCTTACAGTTTAAAAGTAAAACATTATAACAGAGATAAAGATGGAGAAATAATAGGAAAACATGAACAGCCTTTGTTTATTAAAGTTCCTTTTAAGGAATTAGGTGAACATAAGTCTCTTCATGTTTTTTATAATTATTTTGCAAAAACAAAATATAAGGTAAAAGAAAATGATGAAGTAATTTTTACAGTCCACAATAACAGTGGCAATTCAAGGCAATTGTATTTGGATATAGAGTATTTATTCTTAGGTAAAAATCTACCTATGGGTGGAGATACAGCATTATTCTTAGATGTATCTGGAAGTATGTGGAAAATATTAACACAAATGTCTACACTTATGGCAAAATTCCTTGTCAATTTAGATAATACGGATAAAGTAACAATATGCTTTGTTGCAGACCGTACTGGTAGTTGTAAAAAGGGTGGATATGACTATGTAAGAAAAGATTTTGCTAATAAAACTTTAGCTACTAATTTCATAGCTAATATAGCCAATATTCCACAATTTGGTGGAGGTAGCTATGATGTTGTAACAATACAAAGTGCAATAGATTATAAAATGTCAAATTACGATAATTATATATTTTGTACAGACCAACCTTTAGAACAATATCCTAATTCAGATAGTTTAAAAAGTAAAATTAAAAACTTTTTTAAAGATAAAGCAGTATACACTATTCCAGTAAATGATGTAGATAAAAAATATTGGGAAAGTATTTACAGAGATATGGAATTATTTAAACCATTAGATTTATAAAAATAAAAAATTAATAAAAGGAGTGATTTTTAATATTATGGCAGATGAATTTAGTTACGTTGAGGGTGCTACCTCCGTTAAAGATATAGTTAAAAATTTAGTTACAGAAATTACACAAAATGCAACAGCAATATATAAATGGACACTTGTAAGTCCTACAACTGTTGCAGACATTACAAATTATGCAGTAGTGTCAACGAAAAATTTATATTGTGATAAGGTGTTTTACACTAGATTTGAGAGGTCAGCAGCTACTACACCTACATCAGCACAACAGGCAGTAGTAGATAAATACAACAATTCAAAACCTTATACAGATGAACAAATAGCATTACTTAAAAGATACATGGGAAGTTTAGATTTAGGTAAATTTGTGTACAGTGAGGTTAATTTAATAAAAAAAGACCCAACTACATTGTCTGAAGATGAACAAACTTTATTGCAATTTGTAATAGATGTAAGAGCATTGACAGATTATGAAGTACAGTTAGCAAGAAAATATTTACTAGGACAATCCATGACAACCGATGAAGAGAATCAATATCAAGTTTTGAAAGAATTACATACTTTGACTGCTGAAGAAGTTGTTAAAATTACTGAATTAAAGAAAGATAAAAAGATAACAAGTGATTACATAATTACAATTATTTTAAAAGAAGCTATGGGATTTATTTCTACAGCTGGAGAACAATCTTCTTTAGCTAGTTATAGACAATCACTAGAATTAACTGATAAAGAAATGCAACAAATATCGTTGATTTTAGGTAGTTTAGACAATCGTAATCACTTAGAAATTACAGTAGGCACAGAAATTGAGGACAAGCAAATTATGCAAAAACAAGAAGATGGAACTCAAGTCCAAGTTACTATTAAATCTTTAGTTGATACGAAATGTTCTTTACCTGCTAGATTTAGTTGGTATTCAATACTTGATGATAATATTGGAGATTGGTTGCCTGTACAATATTGGATAACTCAAAATAAAGACAGTGTAAATATAGTTCTTAGAGGAGATCCTTCAGTGGACAACCATCCTTACCAAAATTATTTAACAAGTTGGGCATATATAGGAGCAGTCAAACCAGTTCAAGATGCAGCTTACACTGATGATATTTATAATTTTGGACATTGTACGTCTTCAGATTTAGAGCCTAATTATATACCAAAATTCGGAAGAAGAACGGGTACAGGTGTAACAGATTTTACTATGGTTGGAAATAAAATAGGAGCACCGTATCAACCACATTATTCAGCATTTTATTGTACAACACAATTTATAGATAAGAAAGATTTCCAAGGTTCAAGATGGAATATGAACAAACATACTTTCGATAATATTACAATTGTGCATCCAGTAGATATGGAAAGAGGTATTTTACAGAATGTCATGGTGGGAGATGCTTCAGCATTAAATGATACAGATAGATTAGTATATGAAAAAGATGGTGTTAAGGAATGGTATAGAAAATTTAAAATTAATGCACCATATTCTTTATTTACCAATTCACCAAATCAATTTTATTGTATTGCAATAAGAATATATTCAGATTTAACAGATTAATAAAATAGGAGGAAAAAGCTAATGGATATACTACATGCCTTTAATTACTGCATTACTGCACCTAATACTGTTGATTTTAAAATTGAAACAAAGCCAGGAGTTGGAACAATCGGTGTTTTTAGGTATGTAGATGGTTCATTTTTAGGGTCAGCAAACTTTGAATATGAAAGTAGAGAATATTTAGTTAAGCATAATAAAATAAAGTTTATAGAAAGAACTGAAGGTAATATTTGCAAAGATGATAGAGGTAAATTATTAGAACAAGAACAAACTCAAATGTTTAAAGATGATAAAAAATTAGTAGAATATGAAGAATTGCTAATGTATAAAACTAACAAAAATTTATTAGAACAAGAGGAGACTCAAATAGTTAAAAATAATAAAATTTTATTAAAATTAAAAGAGAGTGAAATGTTCAAAACTAATAAAAAATTATTAGAAAAAGAAGAAATAGTAATGTATAAAAACAATTATATTCTTCTTAAAAATGCAGATGAATTTTTGTTTAAAAATAAAACAAAAGAATTAAGTTCTATAATTCCTACTTTAGAGAAAAATGAATTAAAACAATTAACCCAAATAATAAATAAAGATATCTGGGTTAATTCCGAAATCCAATTACAAACTATAATACCTACAATGGAATCTTTGGCTTTTACTTATAAGAATTTTAAAAATGCAGATATACCTAATATAGAAGTAAATTATGCTATAGAATTAAAAGATATAGATGCTATTAAAGAAATTTTTATAAATAAAGGTGAAAAAGCATTAAAAGATGATAGTAAAACCAATCTTCATATGGAAAAATCAGAACATGCAAAAGAATTACTGAGATATGATATTCATTCTATAAATAAAGCTATCAGTAAAATGTTAGATGGTGAATATGTAAAAAATATTTATAAAAATGAAAGTAAAGGATTAGAAATTAACAAAATATCTTTAATTGATAAGGTACAAAAAACGTTATTTCTATATAGATATAATATTAAAAAAATGGAGAATAAAGAAACTATAAAATTAAAGAAATACAATATTACAAATGTAAATAAACCACAAAAAGTTAAACTTATTAAAAAATATAATGTTTATACAATGTTGAAAGACGAACATTATATGTTAAAACTTTATAGATATTTTATAATATTGAAAAGTTTAAAAACTAAATTGTGCTATAAAATAAATATTGAGGATATGGCAAAGCTTACTTATGGTAAGGGATTATTAAATGGTACTTATAATTATATAGATACTTTAAATAAATGTAAGTATTTAAGAACAGACATAATAAAGAAGATGGAAAAACCAAATTTGAAATTTGCACAATCTAAAAATAATGTCAGGTTTATTGATAAATTTAAACAATTATATTTACATAAAGAAGTTACAACTCCTATAGAAAAATTCTTACAAAAATCATTGAAAAAATCAGATTCTACACCAATATATAAAAATATTGTTAAAGAATTTAGGAAACAAGATGCTACACCTATATTTATTCCAGATTTAAAGAAATATTTTGAAGTCACAAAACGTTGGTGGGTAGTTTCTCCAGAAGGTGAAGTTGATGAAAAGATTTTACCTTACAATTATGATTATACAGAGCATCCATTAGTTGGTAGTGCAGGACTTGGATATTATAGGGTTACATATCCAGATAAGGGTAAATATAAAACAGAAGAAGAATATGAACAAGCATGTTTAAAGATGTTATTTAATATTGTAGAAAATATGAAAATACAATATTTTATAAAAAATAAAACGCCAGTTCCTTATGATTATATACCTCAAGTCTATAAATCACATCCTAATTCTATGTCAGTAAATCCATATATAACTAATGATGATACTTATAGAGGTATAGAAGAAATGCCTATATCTATTAATATCATGATGGAAATGATTAATTTTGTAGCAAATATAGTACACCATTCTGCAACAAAATTCTGTTATTGTACAGGTCAAGAAGCTATGTGGTTCATAATGGAATACTTAGATAAATGGTTAAACATGGATAGTACAATAAAAGAATTGAATGATAAAGATGCAACCGAACATTACTATAGAGCTTATAGATGGATACGTTGGGAAGCTGAAAAGATATTCTTTAATTGTGATTATGATAAAGAAAATGGAAGATTTAGAGGTCTTAAATATGCAGGTGAATTATTAGCAAATTTAATTGAGTATATGAAAAATCACCATTATAATGTTGTGCCTATATTCAAGGATATAAGCAAAATGGATTACTGGAGAAATCAATCTAATTTAGATAATGATCCACAAGATGATATTGTATATAAACCAGACAAATCTAAGGAAGTAAGACATTATAACATAGAAACTAAAAGACTAGATAAAAAGGCATCAGAAGGTATGCCAAAAATAAATTAAAAACTGGAGGTAGTTAATTATGGCAAGTATAAATTATTCAGCAGTTATGAATACAAATACATCATTTAATCAACCAAGACAAAAAACATGGGTTGTATTTCACAATGCCCCATTTTGGACAATAAAGCTAATAACAACTTCTTTTGCAGAGGCACAGTCTAAAGCAAAAGAAATTTTAAGTACAGGTGGAGTATTTACTAGCATAGATAGAATAATGGTTTGTGAGATAGCACCATTAGACTTTATTATGACACCAAATGTATAGAAGAAGGTAAGGTGATTTCATGAAATTAGTAAAAATAGAAGATGGTAAAAGAGAGGTAGATAATTTCTATCTCTCTTCTAATTTTATAGATTTTGTAGGAGATGCAGTTGTTCAAAAAGATATAACAAATAAAACAATATCACTAATTTATGATAACAAAATAGAAAGAAAATTTGACTATCAAGATTTTGTAATATTAGTAAAAAGACAAAATTGGGATACTTATGTTGATGGGGAATATGTAAAATTTTATGTTGGAACAGATACAAATGAAGAATATGGCATTAGAGATGATATACAAGGAGAAGCTACTTATTTAAAAATTTTAAGAAATGAAGGATACATACAAGCTTACAAATCTAATGATGAACAAAATTGGACTAATGTAGGTGGAATGAATGTTACAGCAACTATTAATAAACAAGGGTTTAAAAAAAAGGGAAGCAAACCTTTTACATTAGAAAATTATTCTGTTTATAAAAATGCTTTTATTACTATATTAAATTTTCCAGAAAATACAGTAGTTGAATTATGTGATGTATCAGGAAATAAAATTAAAGAAAGATTGTTTGATGCTGATTTACAATGTCAAATATTTTTAGATGGAATTATAAAAGGTATCTTAGTATTTAAAAATCCATTAGGACAAGAAATATATAGAACTAACCCATTAGATTTTCAATATGGAGACGTTTATATTCTTTCTATCTATAATTTGGAAATTGTTTACAAAGGCATTGTAGTAAATGAAAGTCCTAATCCTGCAATACTAGATAGCTTATTTGAAAAAGTAACTATTAAAAATGTAGGAGTAGACACATATCAAAATTTAGTTGTAAGTACCGTAGACAGTACAGACGATACAATTCAATTATCTTTAGATGGTACAACATATACAGATACAGTAACAATCACAGAATTAGCACCAAATGCAGAAGTAGAAGTTTATATACAAATATATAGAGGGTTAAGTAATCATAATTTTGCAGTTAGAAATTTTCAATTAAATATCAGTTGAAAATCTTAAAGCTAGGGGGAGGTGATAAAATTTGAGTAATTTTTATAGTATTTTAAACACTAGTGGTAGTGGCGTAGAAATAGATGATACAATTCGAGATAAAGAAAAAGTGTGGAGTAGTTTTAAAACAGGTGAAGAATTAGATAAAAAAGCTACTAAAGAAGATTTAGTTAATATAAAAGTCCCTACAAAAATAAGTGATTTGGCAAATGATAGTAAATTTCAAAATGACACGCAAGTAATTGACAGTATTACTACATCTATTAATGATTTAAAAGATGGCGTTGCTACTGACGGAGATACATTAGCAAAATTAAAAAATTTAATAATAAATTCTAAACTAAGAAATTGGAGAGCTAATATTGCTTATAAAAGTGGAGATTATGTAGTTTACAATAGTTGTATCTATGAAACTAATATATCACATACAAGTGGTTCAAGTTTCGACACGGATTATTTGGAAAATGGGATTTGGACTTTATGGGTTGGAGGTATCTCAAATGTAGATGCACAAAATTTAATAAATACAGCTATTACTAATCTCAAAGATGGAGTGCCAACTGATGGAAATACTTTAGCAAAGTTAAGAAATTTAATTATGACTGCTAAAGTAAAAAATTGGAGGGCAAATACAGCTTATACTTCAGGAGAAGTAATTATATATAATAATTCTTTATATATGTGTTTAATGACAACTACTAGTGCAGCAGCCTTTTCAACAGATTTAGATAATGGAATTTGGAATTTAGTAGTTAGTGGAAAAACTAATACAGATATTCAAAATTTAATAAATACTTCAATTACTACTTTAAAAGATGGGGTTATAACTGATGGAGATACTTTAAATAAATTAAGAAATTTAATTATGAACGCCACATTAAAACCTTGGAAACCTCTTACACAATATAAAGCAGAATCATCTACTATACAAAACAATATTATAGTTAATTATACAAGTGCAAATTTAATTGAATATAATAATTGCATTTATACATGTTTAGTATCTCATAATAGTGGAACAGATTTTACAGCAGATTTAAACGCAGGTAATTGGAAATTTTTAATTGGTAATACACTTGAAATAGATGATATTACTACTAGTCCAAATACATTATGGAGCAGTAGTAGAACTGTTCAAGAAATACAAAATTTAAAACCTAAAATAAAATTAGCAGAGTTACAAGATGTAGATACTAATAATGTAGGAGAAAATTATGTCATTACATATTCACCACCTACAGCAAAATGGATAGCAGTACCTTCAAATTCTATTCCAAGTTCTAACAATGGATATAAATTTAACCAAATAACAAAATTAGGAGTTAATGGAACTACAGCAAATCCAGAAAAAATTAGTATTCCATATGCAACAATAGATTTTAATTTACCTAAACTAAATGTTTTAAAATTCAAAAGTTCAGAAACTAATTTAATTACCATTGAAGGCGATTTTAATGCCAATGAACAAACTGGATATACCCCAGATGATTATATAACATTTGATGGAACTGCAAAATTAAGGACTACTTATGGAAATCAAATGACAAAAACAGGAGACTTGAACCAAGGAACAGAGTGGAGTTTTAATGTAGATAAAAGTGCATTTAAAGAGTTTGTTGGATTTAGTGTGGATGATAACGCATATCCTAATTTAAGTTATAAAGCTATTCCATTTGATAGATTACTTATACAGCAGCAAGATTATAATTTAAGTAGTGCAGAACATATAGATTATTTTAATTTAAATGCAACAGGAACAAATATGAGAATTGTAAGTAGTACAGATGATGGAGTTACTTGGCAATATTTTGATGGTGCAACTTTTCAAAATATAAGTAGTTTAACCGTAGAAAATGTAAAGCAACATGGAAATAGCATTAATGAATTTAATGCAATGCAAGAAAAATGGAATTATGTAACTGCAAGTAAGAAAATTAGATTTGCTTATTTATTACAAATGGATAGTATAAGTGATATTGAACAAATAGATAGTTTAACTATGCAGTATGATGGTAGAGGTGTATGGAGAGAAGCCATTCATGGACAAGAATATGATGTAGATGTAGATAATACTGAAATAAAAGTCTATATGTATATTAAAGGAGATATTAAAATTAATTATTAATGTGGATGGAAATTAAACTAATACGAATGGTAATAGGTAAGACTTAATAGGTCTTTTTTTATTACCCATTTTTAAGAAATATAAAAAAACAACAATTAAGAGTTATTAATTCCTAATTGTTGCTAAAAAGTCGCCAGTGACAAAGATTATAATTACAACTGCAAAAATACTTCCTCCAAGAGTAGTAGAAAATACTTTTTTATAATATGTGTAATAAAAAGATTGTCCAACCGTGCTTTTATTATATAACTATAATACCATATAAGTAATAATTTGTAAATATATATTTATTTTAGGAGGTGTTTTATGAATAATGAAGATATAAAAGATAAAATAGAGGATCACGAACAACGTTTACGAGAGGTAGAAAAAAGCCAATCAGAATTTAAAATTGAAATAAAAAATCTCTGTGATAGCTTAAAAACTCTAACAAATACAATAAAATGGTTTTGTGGAATCTGGGTGACTAGCTTACTTGGGTTCTTTTTTTATGCAATACAAAATCATATTTTTAAATAAAAAATAGGGGTAGGTAGAAATACTTGCCCTTTAATTTTATTTTTATCCACAATATTATTTTGTAGAATAGTGGGTTTATAAAAGAAGGATAGTATTTGTTGAAATTAGTAAACTTTTTATATAAAATTGAAATAAGTGGAGATTAAAAAGTATGATAACTTTATATTATAGAGTTTCATATTTAATAAGAATTTTAGGGGGATTGTTTATGGGAAAACATCAGTTTTTTAATCAGTTTAAAGATTTTATGATGGCAAATGAACCTGTTTATAATGCATGTAGATTAATACAAGAAAATTTATCATCATTAAGATTAGAGAATGGTGATAGTGAACTAGAGTTAGAGGTTGGAAAGTACAAAAAATTTAAGCCTATAGTTTTAAATGATAGTTATAATTTTAAGTTGTTTTATAGTGGACAAGATTATAATAATCAGCCTCATGGGAATGGGATATTGTTGTTAAAAACTGATAAGATTAATAATTATTGTGAAAGTAAACATGTTTTAGCTTAAGGTGAGTTTGTAAATGGAGAATTTGTATTTGGCATTTTTTATATGGTTGAAAAATATGATAAAAAGTTGCAATTAAGAGTTTATAAAGGAGAATTTTATAATTTTAAAGCAAATGGACTCTGCAAAGTGTTTATAGACATTTCAAATAACTATTATGAATGTTTTTTGCAACATGAAGGTGAATGGAAGGATGGTCACCTCAATGGATTTGGAAGGTATTGGGATGCATTTCACAAGAATATTGATAAACCTATTCATGAAGGTGAGTATAAAAATGATGTCAGGAGTGGTTTTGGTAGAAAATATGATTTTAAAACAAAAGAATTAATTTATGAAGGAATATTTCCTTGTAAAGAACATAGTTTATAAAGAATTTTATTGTATATACTTAAGAAGAATATAACTAAATATTATATGTTTTACTAAAGAATCAATCATTAAGCAAGTCAGAAATGACTTGTTTTTTATTGGAATAAAAATTTATATATAGCATATATATATGTAGGTATTTTTTATTCCAATTTTGAAGATGGATATAAATTACTTAAATTGAAAAAAATTCGTTGAAAAAGTTTTGAAAATGGTATATCATTATATCTATAAATATAAGTGTACTTAAACCAATAAACATAAGGCAAATAATTTAATAAGATTTATAGATATATGAAAAAAAATAAATCCAATCCAAAAGTATCTAACTATAGAAGTTGCATGGTCTAGAGGTCAAGTAGAAACTATAAATAAAATATTTGGATATACTATACACAATGACAAAGGCAAGCCAACAAATTCAGAGTTTATTGCCATGGTGGCTGATAAGCTAAGATTAAAGAATAAGGTGTGTTAACTAGTTGTATCAATACCTTAATGTATATACACATTATATGTGCAAGCGAACTTATATTTTTATAGGTAAATGCACTCCTCCTTATTGGTTGTTAGAGGATAAGCACTAATAAGGAGGAATTTTATAATCATTTTAAAGATAAATTTAAAATTAAATTATTAAAAAACATCTTTTGTATGTTGGTTTAAATAATCAATATACAAAAGATGTTTTTATTTTGTCAAAAATTACTCAAAATTTATGACAAATAATAAATAGATAGTATTCATTTAAAAAATAAGATTTATGAAATCGTGCAATTTATATGACTAAAAAGTTATTTTTTTGACAAAAATAACTTTTTTTTTTTTGAATATTTATAAAAATATATATGCTACTAATTAGTTTAATTGTTAAAATTACTCAATATAGTTTTTTGACTTAGCATAATAACATAATAAGCTGAATATTTATTCTTTTATAAAGAAAATATTCCAAAATCAGGCATTGACAACGTTTTTTTTTAAACTATAATGAACCCATAAAATATAGTAACCACTTTGGTGGTTACTAAAAGTTAAACATTAAATATTAATTATCAATTATCAATTGTTAAATTTATATTTTTGTATTAAATGAGGAGGGATAGTTTTGGAAACTATAGAAAGAGCTAAAACTAAAGAAGATTTAACTAGAAAAAATAACGTTTTAAATGTTACATCAGAAATAGGTAGATTAAAAACAGTTTTACTACACAGACCAGGACAAGAAGTAGAAAATTTGACTCCTGAACTTCTTGAAAGATTGCTATTTGATGATATTCCATATTTAAAGGTAGCACAGGAAGAGCATGATGCTTTTGCAAAAACTTTAAGAGATTGTGGAGTAGAAGTTCTTTATCTTGAAGGACTTGCTGCAGAAGCTATTGGAGATAAAGATGTTAAAGCTAAATTTATAAGTCAGTTCATAGATGAAGCTGGAGTTGAAAGTGAAGGACTAAAAGCAGCATTAACAGAGTACTTAAATACTTTTTCTAATAAAGAAATGGTAGACAAGATGATGGCAGGAATAAGAAAAGAAGAATTGGATTCATATATAAGAAACTCACTATATGACCAAGTAAACGATTTTTATCCTTTCATATGCGATCCAATGCCAAATTTATACTTTACAAGAGATCCATTTGCAACAATTGCTAATGGAATTACTTTGAATCATATGAGAACTCAAACAAGAAATAGAGAAACTATATTTGCAAAATACATATTTGAAAATCATCCAAGATTTAAAGATAAAGATGTTCCACTATGGTTTAACAGGGATGAAACAACATCGCTTGAAGGTGGAGACGAATTAATTCTAAGTGAAAAAGTTTTAGCTATTGGTATTTCACAAAGAACTGATTCAGCTTCAATAGAGAAAGTTTGCAAGAGATTATTCCAAATGAACACAAATTTTGAAACAGTATTAGCTTTCCATATTCCAGCATCTAGAGCATTTATGCATTTAGATACTGTATTTACTATGGTTGATTATGATAAATTCACTATACATCCTGAGATAGAAGGACCATTAACAGTATATGAAATAACTAGAGATAAAAAATCTGCTAGTGGTTTAAAAGTTGAAAAACAGACTATGGAATTAGAAGCTGTATTAGAAAAACATCTAGGAAGAAAAGTTACACTTATAAGATGCGGTGGTGGAGATAAGATCCATGCGGCAAGAGAACAATGGAATGATGGTTCAAATACTTTAGCTATTGCTCCAGGTGAAGTTGTTGTATATTCAAGAAACCATGTAACAAATAAAATTTTGGAAAGTTATGGAATAAAGCTTCATGTTATTCCTTCTTCAGAATTATCAAGAGGAAGAGGAGGCCCAAGATGTATGAGCATGCCTCTTTATAGAGAGAATCTTTAATAAGTATGTAATGTAAGGGAGAAATGAAGAAATGGCATTTAATTTAAGAAACAGAAATTTTTTAACATTGATGGATTTCACACCAAAGGAAATTCAATATATGATCAATTTA